CTCATCCCCGCCCGTAAAAGACGGCGGGGATGTTGACGCGTTCAGAAAATTTAACTGGTATCCTAACATCCAGAAATTGTGGCGGTGGAGTCCTCACGGATTGACCGTGTCACTCATCGGAATAGCTAAAAGCAGGAGATAAATTAACCCTCTCCTAGTCACACCCCCCTTCAAAGACTCGGAGAGAGTATAACTTTTGACAGTTAGCTAGTAAAACGAGTAAAGACTAGCTGGTCTGAAGGGCTGCTAAATCAGCGTAGAGCTGGTTAGCGGTAGGGTTCCGATGAAGAACCCAAGGGAGTAGTCATCTCCAGCGGCGCGGAAAACGCGCGTTTGAGGGGAGAAGACTGTGTTCTGCGTGACGTACAGATTGAGTTGGTTGTCTGTGATGTCTCGGGCGACACCAGCAACATTTCCATTTACCACAACGGGGTGGCTTGCATGGGTGATCGAGTAATAAGGCACTTCATACTCGGCGCCCCCAGACAACGAGGGGACGACTACGGTTGGTTGGTCCAAACACAAATTGGTGGTTGGAACTGTTGTCGGAAAAGATATTGGCAATGATTGACTGAGATTGGTAGTGTTGTTATTAAAACCAACGGACGAAACAAGAGCTGTGTTCGTCCCAGGATCAATGATCTTGACGCGGGTGGAGCCCCTCCAGAACCGAAACAGGGGGGCGTAATACGACAACTGGTCGATGGCAAAGCCGGCAGATAAGGTCACCTTACCAGCTGTGAAGCCAAGGAGTGGTACATAGTTGATCTGAGGAGTCAACACCATCGTAGTAGATGTTGTGGTTGTTGTGCCAACAAAGGAAGTGGAAAACCTATAATCATTTGCCGAATAGATTGCACTCGCTCGCCAATGCAAAACATTGCGGGCTCAAGGGCAACTTTAAGTGTGGAATTATCCATCACACTTTCTATGGGCTTGGCTTGTAGACCAAGACCAGACTGAGGGTTGAAAACGACTGGAATGAAAGGAGCAGTCTGGGGAGCAGCGAACTCAATGTCCGGAGCTCCAGAAATCTCAAAAATGCAATCAACTTGTTGGGCAACGGTCGAAGGAGCCACAAGGGGGTTGAGAACATAAATCTGAGCAAAACCATAAGTCTGGGTGATAGGGAGGTAGGGGGTAAGGCACGTCCACGGGAAAGTGATGGAAATCTCTGAAGACTTCCTCAAGTCTAGGATCTCCCGATAAACGTATTGGGTATTGGCAAAAGAAGCACTCCCAGTAGTGTTTCTGCCAGGGAAAAAGGCGACCAATAAACGGCCACTGTGAAACTCAGTCTTTACGATTTTAATCGTGAGAGTTATAGAACCACGCCATAGGGAGAACCCATTAGCGATGTAACCCATGACTGAAGTAGCTCTCAAGGGGTATGTAACACCACCAGTGGTAAGGCTGATGGCACTGAAATTGCTGGGGTATAATCCAAAGCTAGCAATAGTGGAGCCTTGAGCAGCTCCAGTGGTCCAGTTCTGGGTTGCTTGCCAGGAAGGAATGGAAACAAGATAAGCAATATCAAGCTCATCAATATCCGTTCCGGCGAACCCTGGTAACTGGACAACAGCATTGTCTGATCTAACAGCTAGCTTGGCTGAATTGTCAACCGCATTGGTGTTGTTCATGTAGGCGAAGGTGGTGAGCATTCGCTTTTCACTAGCACCAGCAGACGTGGGCTTAGAATAGCCCAAGGCGTCCGCAGCTCTGCCAAGAATGCCAAGGGCCCAAGAAGTGGGGGCTGTGAAAGCCGAGATTAAAGGAATCTCAGACAAAATAGCAGCAGCATTAGAGCCTTTCTTCATCAGGCTGGAAATAGGACCAAGGCCCTGAACTGCAAGCTCCTGATCAGAGACATCAACGCGAGAAGCGCCTTTGCCACGACCACGAAGAATCTTGATGCCAGACTGCGAGACAGCGGGATACGCGATCTCAACATCTTCAAAGTGGCACCAAATGGTATAGGTGCAACTAAGAGCACCAGAACCAGCTTGAAGAGGGGCGTAAACAGTGAGGTAGAAAGTCCCAAAATCATAGGAACCATCCATCATACTGTAGTACATGGAGTTGGAGACGTAAGGAATCTCAAGCATAACCTCCGTGTCCTTGTTGATATCCATGTCAACACGAGGCTGCTGAGTGATAAAGACGAGACTGCTAAGAGCACTCGCCAAACGACTGGGATCCATGGTGGCAGTCTGAGGTAGATAATGAAGCAAAAGACGACCTTGTTGAAACCTCTGAGCATTGATCTGCACACGACACACCATCTTGGCTCGGAAGCCATAAAAACCTCTGAGTTTGTCAGCATAAGAAGAGTTAGCAAGGCAAGCCGACGGCAAAGGGATGGTCTTGAGTTGGGTTCCAACGGTATTTGTGGAGGCAAAAGTTCCACTTGAACAAAGGACAGGTCGTCCGAGAAAATCTCGGATGTCGTGTTCACGTGCTCCAATGGCAGAGTCTCGAAAGGACTCTCCGATAGAAACATATCGAGGAAAGGTTTTGACCTCGACTTCATCGTCATCTTGAAATTTGACGGTTTGGTTAACAGTAGTGGTAGCATCTGGTTCATCGTGCGACACACCATCAGAAGAGGCGGAGGTGGGTAAAGAGATAGACATGGCGTTGAGTACAACCAGTTTTCATCAGGCGCCATAGCAGTATAGGACAAGGGATTGAATCTTGCCTTCGCTCTGCGTAAACCTGACTAAAGTCTTGTGGAATGGTCAGTACATGCGATTCGTTCCAAGTGGTATAGCGGTCAATTATTGCCAACCTAGCAAAATGGTGGCGGACGGGTATATAAATTAGGATTAAACTGAATCTACACAAGAAAAACTCCCGGCAAGGCGAAGCAAGCGGAGAGGGCATCATTGTATTTTCTTTATACGGAAAAAGAGCCCCAATGAAACAAGGGAAAAGCGGGTATGTGAGAATCACCATACGACCCGAAGGCCGCACGTGATCTTCTGAAGGACACTGTAATCCACAATAGTCGGGTGGAAATTCAGTCTCTCTCTAGCGGACTCAATAATTTTCGGAGCCCACTCATCGAACGTCAGACGATCATGCAAGGAAAGTTCCCGCAATGCGTTCTCGACATTCGTACGAGTAATATCAGAACCGGAGTGGCCACGCTTAGTCCAATACAACATCTCCAAGATAGCTGGGAGAGCGAGAGGAGCAACATAGCGGCCAAGTGCTGGCTCAAAGCGGAATCCACGCTTCAGGAACGTAACTTGGTCAAGGGTGCGGTATAGAGGACCCACACCCTCACCAACCTTCATCTCGTCGGTGTAATTATAGCCGAAAGACTTCATGGCCTTCGAAATTGTGTGGTAGTTAAACCACCCAATGACAGAAGGATGAATCGAGATGATGCTGTCATCACCGTATTTAACGCCGTAGACTTTAGCTGAATACTCAGCTATTCCGGCAGCACCATAGGGGTGAAGTTTAACCCAGCACGCAACATAAAGAATGTAGTTGATAATGCTGGAGAAGACAGCTGTGAGCGGGTGACCACTCGGGAGATTGCCAGAACACCACATGTAGACGATATCCTTAATTATATGGACCGAATTGGTCAGGTCACAGAATAGGATGTCGCGAACAAGGGGTTCACAACCACTGTAATACC